CACAGTAGTAAAACTACTACTTGTGCAAGATTGAAAACTATGATAGAAAATGACAAACTAATAGTAAGAAGCAAGGCATTACTCAGTGAACTCAAGGCATTTGTTGCAACTGGTAGTAGTTTTCAAGCAAAGCCAGGACACACAGACGATTTAGTTAGTAGTTTATTATTGACACTAAGAATGATGACAGTAATGAAAGATTGGGATCCAACAGTGTACAACACATTTAGTCAAATAGAACAAGAAGACGATTACGAAATGCCAATGCCGATCTTTATAAGTAGCAGTTATTGATAAATACATTACAATGAAAAACTTAAACGTAATAGCAGAACAGTTGTTCAACCAAATCAGAGGACGCTTTCCATCAGTCGAGATAGGCGATGCCGAAGGCAACGTTACCAACGAACCTAAACTTGCAAGATTTTTTGATTTTAGTTTTAAAGCAGAAGATACAGATTTAGGCAAAGTAAGTATTACATTAGACGAAAACGACGGTGTAGTAGTTATGTATAGTAATGACGTAACAGAAGGATCTGATTATTTAAAAAGAAACTGGTATGGATTTTTAAAAGATATCAGAGTGTTTGCTAAAAAGCGTTTAATGAACTTTGAAGTTAGAGATATTAATAGAACAAATCTAACCAAAAGAGATTATAAGTTTTTGGCTGCAAATCGCTCCGGAGAACAAACAATGGCTGAATCAAAAATGTATGGAACAAACAAAACAAGTTATCAAAAAGTTGGTGCTGCACGTTTGGCGATCAAACATAGTGCACCTGTAAACACAGAAGATGCTAACAGTAGAACAAAAAATATTTCAAATATCTTTATTGAATCACCAACAGGTGAAAGATTTAAATATCCGTTCAAGCATCTAAGCGGTGCAAGGGCAATGGCTCGCCACGTAGCAGAAGGCGGTAATGCCTATGATGATTTTGGCAAGCATATCAGTGGAATGAGCGAAGAACTATCAAAGCTACGTAAATTTAAACAATACATGAATAGAAGCAGTGTAATGGCAGAAAGTCTTACCGGTTATGTAGAAGTAGTTAAAGAGCGTATGCAACACATCCAAAAAACTATTGCAGGTTTACAAAAAGAAAGTTTTTATAAACAACAAGTAGAATCATTTGAGCCAGCAGCAGCCAAAGATGTTCCAAATGAAGTTGCTGAAAACTGGATTGATCAGCTCACAATCAAACAGTTCAACGAAGAACTAAAAGATGTTTTTCCATACATTTACAATCTAGTAAGCGAATCAACAAAAGCAAAAAACATTTCGTATGAAGATATTATGTCAGAAGAAACAGTCGGCGGCGATGCAATACATACAGTTGTACAAGGTGATACTGTAAGTGCATTATCAAGTATGTTTAACATACCAGTTGATGATATTATCGAAGTAAACGGTTTAGACGACAAAGGATCTATACGTGCAGGTGAACGTTTGTTATTGCCTGGCATAGATCAGGCACAGTATGACAAAGCAATGAGCAGTAACATAGGCGCAGGTGGCACACGTGAGATAGGACCAAACGGTGAACCTACAGGCAGTACTAGAGGCATAGATCCAGCCGACAACTATAGTGCGCAAGATTTTAGAAGATTAACTACAGGCGAAGCAGTTGAATATGCTATCAATAAACTTTTAGGACAGTTTAATGAAAGCGACAAAGGCGATATGGATGACGATGGTAAAGACGAACCAGACGACCAAGAATGGCGTGATGCTCGTCATGCAGCAATAGCAAAGGCAATGGGTGCAGACGATGAAGAAACTAAAGAATCAAAAACACCATTAGGCGAGTTTATACTAAGTTATTTTGATAAAGAAACTGGCCAGTTTCCAAAAGGCCCAACAGCCGTACTTACTATGGTAGAAAAAGAATACGGAGAACAATATGTAAGGCCCGCAGGAAAGTTCATAGAACGCATCGACGCAAAAGTTGCAGAAGTAATGGGCTACAGAGAGGCAGAAGAAGAAGTTCAGGACTCTCCAGAACTAGATAGAATCTCAGCGTTAGCCGGTTTAAGATAATCGGCTAACCGTTTGAATATTTTGTCAAAAAAACACTTGACAAGATAAATAACATTGTGTAGTATTATAACTGTGCTACACATTAAAGGCACAAATGCATAGGCAATATTATAGGAGGCATAACTATGGCATCATTAGCAGAAATCAGAGCAAAACTAAAAGAACAAGAGAACCGTACATCAGGTGGTTCTACAGGCGGCGGCGATAACGCAATCTACCCATTTTGGAATATGAAAGAAGGCGATCAGGCAACCCTGCGCTTCTTGCCAGACGGCGATGATTCAAACACTTTCTTCTGGAAAGAGCGTTTGATGATCAAACTTCCATTTGCTGGTGTAAAAGGTGAAACAGATTCACGTCCAGTACAAGTACAAGTTCCATGTATGGAAATGTACGGCGAATCATGTCCAATCCTACAAGAAGTACGTGGCTGGTTCAAAGATCCAAGTCTAGAAGACATGGGTCGTAAATATTGGAAAAAGCGTTCGTATATCTTCCAAGGTTTTGTCGTTGATGATCCACTTAAAGAAGATTCACAACCAGAGAATCCGATTCGTCGATTCATTATTGGCCCACAAATCTTCCAACTAATCAAAGCAGCACTTATGGATCCAGATATGGAAGAACTGCCAACAGATTATACTGCTGGTGTAGACTTCCGTCTTGCTAAAGGTTCAAAAGGTGGTTACGCAGACTACGGTGCAAGTAACTGGGCTCGTCGTGAGCGTCCATTGGGCGATTCAGAGATGGCAGCAGTTAATACACATGGTTTGTTTAACTTGAATGATTTCCTTCCTAAAAAGCCAGGTGAAGTAGAACTTAAAGTTCTTACTGAAATGTTTGAAGCAAGTGTAGATGGCGAAGCATATGATCCAGATCGTTGGAGCCAATACTTCCGTCCAGCAGGCATGGCAGCACGTACAGGCGATCCGCAAAAAGCAGCATCACCACAAGCAACTGCTGTTAGTCAAAGTGCTCCAACACCAGCACCAACTCCGACACCAGTTCAAGAAACTGTAAATGATACTGGTTGGCAAGATCCAGCACCTGCTCCAGCAGCAGAAGCAGCACCAGCAGAAAATAGTGGTGGTGCACAAGACATTCTTGCAATGATCAGAGCACGTCAAGGACAGTAATAGAGCAAGCTAAAAGGGTTGCATTGTCTAGATGCAACCCTTTATACTTGCCCAGCTTTTTAGAATAGGAGATATACATGGCTACTAAGGCATTCGATCCCTCAAAGTTTCGAAACAGTTTAACTAAATCTATTAAAGGTATGAGTGCAGGCTTTAATGATCCACAGGATTGGATCAGCACAGGCAACTATGCACTCAACTATCTGCTCAGTGGAGACTTCCGTAAAGGTATTCCACTTGGCAAAGTGAGCGTGTTTGCAGGTGAATCAGGTGCAGGCAAGTCTTACATTGTGTCTGGTAATATTGTAAAGTCAGCACAAGAGCAAGGCATCTTTGTTGTGCTCATTGACAGTGAAAACGCACTTGACGAATCTTGGCTACACGCACTAGGCGTAGAGACTACAGAAGATAAACTTCTAAAACTTAACATGGCAATGATCGATGATGTTGCTAAAACTATTTCAACATTCATGGACGATTATCGTGGAATGAACGAAGAAGATCGTCCTAAGGTGTTGTTTGTAGTTGACTCACTAGGTATGCTTATGTCACCAACTGAAGTTAATCAGTTTGAAGCAGGTGATATGAAAGGTGATATGGGTCGTAAGGCTAAAGCACTTAAAGCACTTGTAACTAACTGTGTTAACATGTTTGGTTCGTACAATGTAGGCATGTGTGTAACTAATCACACTTATGCATCACAAGATATGTTTGATCCGGACGATAAGATTTCAGGCGGTTCGGGCTTTGTGTATGCAAGTTCTATGGTTGTAGCAATGAAAAAGCTAAAACTAAAAGAGGATGCAGACGGCAACAAAACTTCACAAGTACATGGTATTAGAGCAGCGTGTAAAGTTATGAAAACACGTTACGCTAAACCCTTTGAAGCAGTGCAGGTTAAGATTCCATACGAAACAGGTATGGATCCGTATTCAGGTATGTTTGATTTGTTGGAAGGCAAAGGCTTGCTTGAAAAACAAGGCAACCGTTACAAGTATATCGACAGTAACGGTGAAGAAACACTAGAATATCGTAAAAACTGGACAGGTGAACTACTCGAAATGATCATG